CCGCGTGGGTAACTACACTCAGATCCGTCGTCGCAGCATGATTATTGCTGACAACCTCGGCTTCCAAGATTTGGCTGGCCGCAACGACGAAGTCGCATATCAACTTGCCAAGCGCGGCAAGGAGATCAAGCGCGACTTGGAAACAATCTACACAGGCAATACAGCCCGTTCCGCCGGCTCAGCTTCATCTGGTCGCGTAACTGCTGGTTTGGGTGCGTGGGTTGCAACCAACGTCAATAAAGCTGGAGACGGTACCAACCCGACCGCGGTAGACGGTTCCGACGCCCGTAACGACGGCACGAAGCGTGACTTCACAGAACCCATGCTGAAGGATGTTATGCAGCTGGCATACAAACAAGGCGGAAATCCATCCATGTTGATGGTTGGCCCGTACAACAAAACGGTCGTGTCCGGCTTCGCTGGTATTGCGGCTCAGCGTTACCAAGCACCAACTGATGGCCCGACAACCATCATCGGTGCAGCTGACGTTTATCTGTCAGATTTTGGCGCCTTAACCGTTGTTCCTAATAGGTTTTCTCGCGAAAGAGACGCATGGTGCCTAGACACCGAGTTTGCATCAATCGCAACTCTGCGTCCGATCCAAGCAGTGGATCTTGCCAAAACAGGCGACGCCGAGAAGAAAATGCTAATCTGCGAAACCGGCCTCAAGGTATCCAACGAAAAAGCTCACGGCTTGATCGCTGACTTGAACGAAACTTAAAATTGGTGGGGCGGCTTCGGTCGCCCCATTACTCTGGAGGGCAAGATGAAAAGACTTTTTAGCCGCGACGAAGCGACAGGGATTACGAAATTTTGGCACGTCAAGGGCAATGGCGAGTATGTCATTGAGACCGTGCAGGACAGCACAAAAATTATCGAAGCAAACAAGCGCTCGTACAACGACGTGTCAGGAAAATTCGGAGAACACGCCAAGGTGGCCTCCATCCCGCTTTCCGTGTATTATGAGCTGAAGAAGCAAGGCATCGCCGACGATCCGAAGGCACTCAAGAAGTGGCTGAACCAATCGGAAAATCAGGCGTTTCGCACGCGAGAAGGTACACTGTAATGGCGATCACAACGTATGACGAGCTCAAGGCATCCATCGCCAGCTGGCTGAACCGGGACGACCTGACGGCGGTCATACCAGACTTTATCGCGTTGGCCGAGAGCAGCATTGACCGCGACTTGCGGCACTACAAGATGGTGCAGCGCGCCGACGCGACGCTCGATAGCCGCTATGTGCAAGTGCCGGAAGACTGGGTGCAGACAATGCGCTTCACAATCACGTCTGGCAACACGTTTCGCATCGAGGCCACGTCAATCGACGACTTGGCCCAGCTGCGTCAGCAGAACAACGACCAGAGCGGCCGCCCGCGCCTCTACGCCAATGTCGGACACGAGATCGAGGTGTTTCCAACGCCAGACACCGAATACCAGATGCAACTGATGTATTTCGGCAAGACCCCGGCGCTGAGCGCCACCAACTCATACAACTGGCTGTTGCAGGACGCCCCAGACGCCTACCTATACGGCGCCTTGGTGCAATCGGCCCCGTATCTAAACGATGACGCCCGGACGCAGGTGTGGGCTTCTCTCTACTCAAACGCGATACAGTCGCTCCAAAAGTCGTCTGACGAAACAAGATCCGCCGGCTCTGGCCTCCGTATGCGGACGTCTGGCTATTAATTTCACAATGGTGTACAATGCGCCGAAGATATATCTGATCGGAGAGACTAAATGTCTTTAACTAATGCTTTTGAGACCCACACGCTCAATTACTTATTGACTACGGGCAGCGTGACGCGACCAACAAATTGGTACATCGGCCTGTTTACATCTGACCCAACTGACACTGGTGCCGCTGGCACTGAAGTTGCCGGCAACGGCTACGCACGGACGGCGGTTACATTTTCAGTAACAAACGATGTCGCATCTAATACTGCTGGCGTTGAGTTCCCTGCGGCCACTGGCGGCAACTGGGGTACAATCGGGTGGATCGGGATTATGGATGCGGCTTCAAGCGGCAACATGATTATTCACTCCGCGCTCACAACCGCCAAAGCCATCAACGATGGCGATGTGTTCCGCATCCCAACTGGCGACCTTGACATCACGGCAAGCTAATGGCGCTGCGCTCCACATATAGCTCTGGGGTTTTCAACTCCGGTCTATACGGCGAGCCTGAGACAACGCAGGCTGCGGCCTCTGCATCTATCGGCGTTTCCGCAGCGTCTAGCGCTGTCACGGTCGTTAGCGCATCTGCAACCGCCGCCATAGCTGTCAGCTCCTCCCAGCCGACTGCCATCCGCGTCGCTGATGCGGCGGCAGACATTAGCCTCGGCGGGATTGCCAGCGTGTCTGCTATCACATATGAAGTCATACCCGGCTTCCGCCCCGGCTACGGCCGTAATACCTTCGGCTCCTATATTTACGGCAAGAATATCAGCATCGAGGAAGGTGCGGCTGCAACGGCTATTGGCGTCAGCGCAACGGCCTCGGCGCAAGTCACCCGGAATGTTTCGGCGGCTCCAGCTATTGCTATTACTACAACATCAAACGCGGTTATTGATGTTGTAGGGGCTGCAACCCCAACTGTTTCAATATCCACGGATATAGTGTATAACCGTGTCAGACTAATGGCGGCTGCGGATAGGTTTGACATTGTGCAAAGCGTCTCAGCCCGTTACAAGTGGCTTGAGGCAGCTGAGCCGACAACAAGCTGGACAGAGGCAGATTACTTAGAGAGGGCCGCGTAATGGCTGATGGAACTACAACAAACTATGGCTGGGTCCAGCCGGAAGTCGGCGCATCCGAGGACACTTGGGGTACAAAGCTCAACGCTAACTGGGGCGCTGTTGACACGCTTCTTGGCGGCGTTAATAACACCGAGTTTGAAATTCTTGACGGCGCAGTTATCTCAACCGCCGAGCTTAATTACTTAGATGGCGTAACATCGGCCATTCAACCGCAGCTTAATGCTGCTGCAACAACTGGGAAGGCAATCGCAATGGCGATTGTCTTCGGTTAAAGGAGAAGCCACATGGCCGCACCAAACGTAGTAAATGTCGCCACAATCACCGCCAAGTCGGCGCTGGTGGCTTTGTCTTCAACATCCGCAACCGCACTGGTCAGCAATGCTGCATCAAGTGGTAAGGTCTTCAAGGTCAACATGATCCAAGTGGCTAACGTCGATGGCGTAAACGCTTGTGATGTTACGGTTGACGTACACAGCGCAGCCTCTGGTGGCGGCACAGCATACTCGCTGGTCGCGACTGCATCGGTTGCAGGTGACTCATCCTTGATTGTTCTGGATAAAAACACAGCATTGTATCTTGAGGAAGATCGCTCAATCACAGCTACGGCTGGCACAGCAAACGACTTGGAAGTTATCGTAAGCTACGAAGAGATCAGCTAATGCGTACCATAGGCAACACACCTGTAGATGGTGAAGTACGGGCGGTTGCCAGTGGTACACTGCCCAGTGGGCAACCTGTTGTTGTGAATGCGGATGGCACTGTTAGTGTTGTTGCGGGGAGTGATGAAGGCATAGGCTCTGCGGTAGTTTTTGACTCAACTGCCGCTGTTTCAAATTCTGCCTGCGTTTTTGACAGTAGTAATAACAAAGTCATAATCGTTTACGAAAGCAATGCTGGTGGCACTGTTAAAATGGAATATGTAGTTGGAACCGTATCTGGCTCTTCTATTTCATTTGGTTCTGTTGGGGAGGTTATGAGTTCTAACAACCGACAGATAGATGCTGTATTTGATACTAATAGCAATAGGATTGTTGTTGTTTTTGGAAATGGTAATGACTCAAACCACGGTTACGCAATTGTTGGATCGTTGTCAGGAACGACAGTAACTTGGGGAAGTGCTACAGAATTTAAAAATGCAGAAGTTAGAAACCCATCAATTACATTTGATAGCAGTAACAATAAAGTTGTCATAGCTTACAGAGATCAAGGTAACTCTGGTTATGGTACATCCGTTGTAAGTACTGTATCTGGAACAAGTATTTCCTTTGGAACTGATGTAGTTTATTCATCTCGTTCTGCACAAGACTATACCACTTTATCGTTTGACACTAATGCAAACAAAGTTGTCGTGATTTACCAAGATAGTGGTGACACTAGCTATGGAAGGGCTAATGTTGGAACAGTAAGCGGCACGAGCATTTCTTGGGGAACTGTAGTTATTTTTACAAGTTCTAATACTTGGAGATGGGAATCTACTTTTGACAGTAGTAATAATAAGGTTGTTGCTGTCTACAGAGATTCTGGGGACTCTAATAAAAGTAAAGCAATTGTTGGAACAGTATCAGGGACAAGTATTTCCTTTGG